ACGAACTGAAAACACAACCAGCCGAAGTTACTGAGCAAGTAACTGAAGTGTCTACCGATGATGTTGTAGAAATTACGGAATAATCCATGCGTCTCCTGCCAATAGTTTTGGCTTTCTCACTCTCCAATGCTTTTGCTGTGCAAGGCGTTGGAGAGTATTTTTATGGACCTGATATGGCAGAAAATATTGCCTGTCAGATTGCGGAAGAGTATGCACGAACCGATGCTATCCGTAATTTTCTTGGTGAGGAATTCGAATCTAGTACGAATGAAGCATGCTACAATATAGAATGTTTCACCACTAGAGATTCCAATTCATCTGTAATGGGTGCAATTAAGAAGGTCAATAAAAAGGAAATTATAACGTCAGTTGAACAAGGTAAAAAAGTTTGTACCGTTGATCTAGAAGCCGATGTTGAAAGATTAGAGAATAAAATTTATTTCAATGCATGGACTGAACAACCGATATTTCGTCATGGTGAAGAAGTTAATTTTTTCGCCGTAACAAATAAAGTTGGATACTTGCACGTTTTTAATTATCATTCAAAGAAGTATCATAAAATTTTATCAAAAAGAATTACTGAGGTACAAACTGAATTTCCGATTCTTAGTAAGAATCAAGTAATGATTGCAAAAGTACCGGATGGTATGAAAGTATCAAAAGAAAAAATGGTATTCATATTCATGGAACTTGACACAAATACCAAGTCTGTGTATAATGATTTTGAGATGGATCAATTTGTTAGATCGCTTCCTATAACAGGTAAGCGTATAATTAGTCGTGTAGCGCAAATCGTGAGGTGAGAATGAAATATATTATGTTTATATTATGTACCCTTTTAGCAGCATGTGGTACAATAGGTGGCGCCATGCAAGGTGCTGGTGAGGACCTTAACAAGGCCGGTGGTTATATTCGTGAAGCGGGGAAATAAATGAAAAAACTTGTATTGATTCCAATCGTATTGGCAATGACCGCATGTAGTTCTATCAAATACAACACAGGTCTTGAACTTAAAGCACCTGAGTTTGGTGGTGGTAATCAACAATCTGAAGTACGATATCCAGAATGGTTTACTGAGAAACCCGAAAAAAATGATACTGCTTTGTATGGTATCGCATCCGAATACTCAAAAGATTTTCAGTTTGCCGTTGACAAAGCAACATTGTCAGCCAAACGAGAGCTTGCTTCTAACTTCTCCTCTCATGTAGAATCGATGATGAAGGATTATGTTTCTGAAGTTGGTGAAGCAGATCAATCTACCATTCAAGAAATTAACCGTACAACTAAACTGGTTGTGGCTCGTGTTAATCTGATTGGTGTACAACGTACCAACTACAAAGTGGTACATGAGAAAGATGGTTATCGTGCATTCATTAAACTGAAGTATTCAGCCGATGAATCAAACCGTTTGTTAGTCCAAGAAGTACGTAAGAATAGGAAACTAAATGCAAAACTCGAATCCTCTAAAGCGTTCAAAGAGCTGGAACAAAGTATCGACAGTATTATTGACAATAAACAAAACAGCAACTAATCTTATCGCAGGTATTACTGATAAAGATAAATGGTTCTGGTACAAACTGTGGTTAGTGATTATGGTCCTCGCACTAGGTTTTGGTGCGAGGGGTTTATTTGAAATGATTGGCCTTTTTTATGTGATGTATCATGTTACGAAACTTTCTTAATTATTGCAAATACAGTGGACTGACTATTACAGTCCTCTGTAATTTTTTTCATTGGGGTATTATACCTCAATTCTATACCATTCAAGATGAATGGTGTTCATATAAAACATATCGATTTTCTTTTCTGTTTATCGGTATTTCTTTCTGGATTGATGATGGGAGTTGGTAATGTCTGGTATTACACTTGATTATGAAACGGCAGATAAAATTACTCTGTTGACTTTGAAAGAAGCTCTTAATGATGTAAACTCTTTTATTAAAAAAATAGAAGAAAAAGGTAATCCAGAATATCTTTCACAAGATTATGTGTATCATACACAGTTGCAAATACACTTGCAAGGTGTAATTAACTATTACGGTGGTTACGATTGAATATATTTTACTTAGATCATGATGTAGTTAAGTGTGCAGAGATGCACAACGATAAACATTGCGTGAAAATGATTCTTGAATATGCACAACTATTATCTACTGCTCACCGTATCCTTGACGGTACTATTTCTACTGGTCTCACTAAAACTGGTCGAAAAAAGACTGTATATGCTCTTGCCGATCAGCGTGATTCCATTCTCTATTCAGCTACTCACATTAATCATCCTAGCGCAACGTGGGTAAGACAGTCGGACAGTAACTATGATTGGCTGTTTAGTTTATTCCAAGCATTGATGGATGAATACACATACCGTTATGGTAAAGTTCATGCATGTACTAAATTAGAAATGCATCTTGCTAGAATACCTAATAATATTCCGTTCGCACCATTTACTGAACCAACTCCTGCAATGCCAGACGAGGTTAAAGTTGTTGGAAATTCGATTGCTTCCTATCGGAATTACTATATAAAGAATAAGACTCATCTTGCAAACTGGAAGAAACGTCCAATTCCTGAATGGTATCATGACAATACTGAGAGAACATACCAACCAGAAACATCGTGAAGTTGAGGCAACACCTTTTGTTCAATATCTTCTATCTGGAAATATTACAAAAGAACATTATGCATCTTTTCTTTATGAATTTCGTACAATCTATGAAGTTATAGAACGTGAAAATACTAAACACGATTTATTAAAAGGTCTTGAAGGTATTGAACGTGCTGAAGCAATTAATGACGATTTATATGAATTGTCTCAATCTTATTTTCATAGTTTGATGCCATCAACGATTGAATACACAAACCACATTCTTCAATTATCAAAAACCAAATCAAAAAGAAATTTATTATTTGCTCATGTTTATGTTCGTCATACTGGTGATCTCTATGGAGGAAAAATAATTGCTCGCCTTGTTCCTGGTTCTGGGCGCATGTACGCTTTTGATGATCGTCCAGGACTAATAAAAAAAATCAATGAAAAATTAACTGAAGATTTAGCTGATGAAGCGAATCTAGCATTTGACTATTTTATAAAAATATTTAATGAATTAACTGAGTACACAAAACATGCCAACGTATAGTTTTATCGATACAGATACGGATGAGGAATTCGATATCTTCATGTCATGGTCTGAAAGAGCAGATTTTCTTTTAGAGAATCCATCTATTCAACCAATATTAACCTCTGCACCAGCTCTTGTTAGAGGAACGAATTCGAATAGTAAAGTTCCAGATGGTTTTAAAGAAGTTCTTTCTAGGGTTGCAGAAGCACATCCTGAAAGTGTTGTTGCTGATCGTTATGGTAAGAAAACAATCAAAAATGTGAAAACAAAAGAGATTGTTCAAAAGTATTACGATAAATCAAAGAAAAAGTGAGATGTATCTTTGTCATACTAACTAAGGAGTGTCTATGGCAAGGAAAACGGCATTAAAACAAGTTTACAGTAGTGATGATACGTTTGAATGTTCAAAACCAACTCACAGATTGAGATTGAGATTGGATGACATGAAAACATTCCAACCACTAACTGAAAACCAAAATAGATTTTTTCAAGCGTATAAACAAGGAGATTATTTTATAGCATTACATGGTGTTGCAGGAACAGGTAAAACGTTTTCAGCACTATACAAAGCAATTGAAGAAGTATTAGATAAAAGTAATACGTTTGAAAGAATTATTGTCGTTCGTTCCGCAGTTCAATCAAGGGAGATTGGTCATCTTCCTGGAAGTGTAGATGAAAAGATGGAAATCTATCAACAACCATATCGTCAGATATGCGAAACACTTTTTGGTCGTAAAGACGCATGGGATAGGTTAGAAGAACAGGGTCATATACAATTTATTTCAACATCATTTATTCGTGGTATGTCATTTGATGATGCAATTATCATTGTTGATGAAATGCAGAATATGACGTTTGAAGAAATTGATACTGTTATGACTAGAGTTGGTCACAAATCAAAAATTATTTGGTGTGGTGATTATAGACAGACTGATTTGAACAAGAAGAAAAATGATGTATCTGGTCTATTGAAGTTCTTTGATATCGCATATCACATGGATGCTTTTACTAGAATTGAATTTACACCAGATGATATTGTTAGATCAAGTCTAGTCAAAGACTACATTTTAGCAAAATTAAAACATGAAGATATAGCAGAACAAACATAATGAGAACATTTTATCATGAACACATAGATGGTTTAGATTGTGTGCTTGAACAGATTAATGAAGAAACGGGTAGACGATACAAAACTCCGGAAGGAAATCTCTACCCGTCAATTACTACAGTATTAGGTTCGATAAAAAATGTTGAACTGGATGCTTGGCGAGAACGAGTTGGAGAAGAATTTGCCAATGAAACTTCACGCAAAGCTTCTGGTCGTGGTACAAGAGTTCACAATACGATTGAAAAATATTTGTTGAATGAATTGACAGATATGGACATTCGTAGAATGATGCCAGACTTGAAGGACATGTTTCGTAAGATTAGACCATATATAGATGAACATATTGGTACAATCTATGGAGTAGAAAAAAGATTATACAGCGACCGACTTAGAATCGCTGGTACCTGTGACTGTATTGCCGAATGGGATGGTGTCATTTCGATAATTGACTGGAAAACAAGTAATTATCAAAAAGATAAGTGCCAAATTGACAACTATTTTATGCAGGTCGCAGGGTATGCGGACATGGTGTACGAGAGGGTCAATATCCCTATCCAGAGGGTCGTGGTGGCCATCAATGTAGAGCATGAAGGGTCACAAGTGTATGTGGAGGACAAAGATAATTATCTTGCCAAATTGGAAAGTTGTATAAATGACTACTACTTGACAAAATAAAAAATGTATGTTACTATTAATAGAATTGTTGTAATTCCTTCAAAGCGAAGGCATTCTGGACGAGGGTTCGATTCCCTCCATCTCCACCAGAAACACATTATGGAGTTACCCGCTACACTACTAAGGGGTCGCAACCTTTAGTAATATACAACGTGTGGTAGTGTGTTTCTGATGGGGATGACCTGGTTTCGACAGGGTGAGATAGTAGAGAAGGCAACACAGTAGGCGATGACTGTAAATCAAGCAAATTAGTAAACGCAAACGATGAAACGTTCGCACTAGCAGCTTAATGCTAGGGGGGTTTAAGCAGAGTGTACCTTATTACCAAAACACTCTGCACCATTTTATTATGAACAGGTGACAAAATGCCTTTCGTTATTGAACAACAAAGCACAAAAGAAGTTGACGAACCAATTAAGAATTTGGATGATAGTACAGCTTATGCTATTTTAGCTGTTATTGTATTTGTTATTTTTCATAGAATTATCATTTCTCTTATTTCATTAGGGATTAAATCTTTCATATTAGTTTTATTTGTTTACACATCATTTAAATTTTTATCATGAAAATATATCTCTCAAATTATCGTGACCATTGGTATTCTCCTTATAGATTTTTGGAGAAAGTTTTCTTTTGGCGTGAGATTGATTACGATGAACCACTCATCGAAAAACTTTCTGATATGCTTTTACCAATAAGTAAAGGACTTCAAAAGTTTCTCAACTTTGTATATCCACAAATTCGTTACGTCAAGATAGACAGATACGATACGTGGAATATGGATTCTACATTGGCTTATATTATTCTTCCAATGTTGAAACAACTGAAAGCAACAAAACACGGTTCTCCTCATGTTGATCTTGAAGATGTTCCAGAACACATGCGAACAACCACAACTGAAGATTGGGATCCGCAACGTACATTTGATTTTTATAAAGAAGATCCAAATATTGGTGAACCACATTTTGGTGAGTACGCTAATATACATGATCGTTGGAATTATGTTCTCGATGAAATGATTTTCGCATTTGAACATCTTATCGATGATTCATGGGAAAATGAATTTAGTTCTGGTGTGATGGATCATATATTTGTTCCATGTCCTGATAATCCAAAATTATCAACAATGGAAAACGGCCCTAATCACACATACGTATGTGATTACGACGGTTTATTTAAAGTCCATTCACGTATGGATAATGGATTCCGTCTGTTTGGAAAATATTATCGTGGACTCTGGGATTAAAAGATACTAAATAAGAATACTGGCACCACACACACAACCGCCAGTATTACACACACAGGAGAAATTATGAGCAATCTTACACCATTCGAGATCCGTCTCGAACTTTTAAAAATGGCGAAAGAACTTTTACTGGAAGATTATTATTCCAATAAAGAACGCCTAGTCAATGAATGGCAAGTGAAGGTAGAATCCGCTAAGTTAAACGGACAAACAATACCAGATCATCCAGCCTTTCCAACATATCCCTCAGAAAACGATATCATCAATAAGGCAGCTGCCTTAAACGGATTCGTTTCAAACATTACAGCAGAAAAGACACAGAGCAAAAAGTCTGCCTGATCGGGACAAGAGGTGCATCCGCACCTCCCTAACTATAAGGAGAAAATATGCGAAACACACTTGTTTCTAATTTTTTTATTTTAACAATCTTTGCAATCGTATTGAGTTTAGTCGGATTATTTGTTTTAGACAGAAAACCAGTTCGGATTGTATCATTAGAAAATGCAGATATAAAACTGCATCATCTAACTTCTGACGCAAAGCGTGAAATCGCTTGTCTTGCAGAAAACATTTATTTTGAGGCAGCACATGAACCTGAAGTTGGTCAACTTGCTGTCGCATTCGTTACCATGAATAGAGTAAACAGTGGCAAATTTGCCGACTCTATTTGTGGTGTAGTAAAACAAAAGATCGGTACCACATGTCAATTTTCATGGTGGTGTGAAACGAAACCATATTCAATGTCAACCAATCATGTATTGACAAGAACTAATAATCTATTGTATAATAGAATACAAGATATGGCAGTAAACTTTTATTTGAACCATGAACGAATGAGAGATCCATCTAAAGGAGCTTTGTATTATCATGCAGATTATGTCAACCCTGGCTGGAAACTGCCAAAAAATATTCAAATCGGTAGGCACATTTTTTACGGAGAAAAGAATGGAAGAAGGTACCTCTAATAAACAGAACACAATATTGATAGTATGCTTAACTTTGGTTTTGCTTACTTTTATATTCTCGTTGGTTTATTATTCAATTTCTGACAGAAAACTAATGGCGACAAATATTGAAGCCGCAATCGCTAAAGGTATTGATCCATTAGCAGTTCGTTGTTCGTATGCAAAAGGAGATGATAACATTTGTGTTGCTTATGCAATATCGAACAAATCAATTGATGCACCTAGACGATAATTTAAAAGGAGTATATTATGGCAGTACAGCAATTAAGTATAAATTCATTGAGTAATCCAGCAGATCAAAAGAAACTTCTTTCTCTGTTAAAGACTTGTTCAGATTCATTGACACGTATGGAAGCAGAGAAAGAGTTAATCAAAGCTGAGATTGCTGAAATCTCAGATCAACTGGAAATTCCAAAACGATTGCTTAATAAACTTGTTCGTGTTTATCACAAACAAAACTACGATGAAGAAGTAACAACCAATGAGCAATTTGTCCAACTTTATGAAACGGTGGTGAAATAATGAGTAGATTTACATTTACAAATGAAAATGATTTTGACAATACACATGTCAATTATTCTTTCGATGCGGAAAGCATTCATGATGTTTTCGATCATATGAAATACTTTTTGAGAGCTTGTGGATACGAAGCTGCTGGTGATATTGGTTTGTTTCCATTTGTTGAAAGTTATGATGAATCTGAATATCAAAAGGATCATGCATTCGACAATATTCCAAATAATAGTTGGCCGTTTGGCGAATCAAAACCATCTACAGAATCCGAACCAATAGATCATAAACTAGGATGGTATGAGTGGGTTCAACAATCATCGCAAGTTAAATCCGATATTCCTGCATTGAGTACATTTGATTTATCTTCAATGACTGTTACTGATTTATCGACTCTTACATCTAGATCATGGACTGAGTGGTCTGCTCCAACAATGGCTCCACTAACATCACGACAAGTTGAATCATGGAGTTTACCAACAGAAGGAATCAAAGCTTTGACTTCTGCTGATATCGCTGCATGGACAATGCCTATGCCTGGTACTGCTGGTAGTGCTCAATACAAATGGCCAGATAAAGATGCCTACTAAAGATGAGATGATGAAGTTTGCTCGTGCAATCGATGAAATGGTTGCACGAACTGACTATAATTATATTGAAGCGATTGTAGAACATTGTAAACAAACTGGACTTGAAATAGAAGTTGCTGCGACACTCATTAATCAAAATTTAAAATCAAAGATTGAGAGTGATGCAATGGATTTAAATTTATTACCTAAGACCAATAAATTACCTATATGATTACAGCTTATGAAACCTTTCAACTTTATAATGCTCTGAAGTTACACTTTAATGGAAGTTACGATTTCTTTAAGTATAATGGTAAGAGTAATATAAGTGTGGATTCATTTGAAAAAAGAAAAGACAAGTATCATTTCTACAAATTGTCACGCAAATACACAAACAAGGAAGAAATGAAAAACTTCCTTATTGCTAATTTTGTGGATAATGACCAACTATGGGTTGGTGATTTACTTGGCGAAGGAGCTCATCAAAACTATCTCCGTCGCCAGAAAGCGATACAGTCTATTTCATATGTTTTTGAAAATGACATAAAGAATATATTTGAAGGTGTTGAAGATAAGAATGCTTTGATGCGTTGTAAAGAAGGTGATTATCCTCCTATATTGTTGAAGTATTTGCGTCGAGAAATTCAAATCGAAACTCTTTGTGTCTTAAATAAAATTATAAATTGTATCGATGTTTGGGACGATTGTATAATAGAAACCATTAGATGGCCAGGAATCAAAAGAAAAATAATGAAGTATCAACCATTTGTTTCATTTGATGAAGTACGTCTAAAACTAAAACTAAAAGAAATTCTAGTATGAGAAAACTATTAATTTTATTGGCACTAATAATGTCTAGTGCATCTGCAAGAGAAGCTTCTGTAATGCACTTAGATGTTAGTGAAAATAAAGTTCAATATAATACTAAAATATCTGATGTGCGTCCACTAGCCAGCATAACTAAGTTGATGACTGCAATGGTATCACTTGATTATGATGATGACTTAAATCGTTTGGTAGAATTAAAACCACTGGCTAGTACCTCTTTACCGGTACGAAAATATACACGTAATGATTTGTTTCATGCCATGTTGATTCGTAGTGATAATGGTGCTGCTGAAACTATCGCATCTGACTATCCTGGAGGTAGAAAGAGATTTATTGATGCGATGAATAAAAAAGCAATGCAGCTTGGTATGTTAAGTACACATTTTAATGATCCCACAGGATTAAGTGTAACTAATACTAGTACCGCAGTTGATGTAACAAACATGGTAATTGCTGCATCATATTATTCGGTTATCCGTGACACCAGTATTAAAAAACAAGCATTGTTTGAGACAATGTATAAAAAACGAATTCGTACAATACGATTGAAAAATACCAATCAACCGTTATTGTTTGAGTTTGACCAGATCATTATCAGCAAAACCGGATTCACTAATCCTGCTGGATGGTGTGTTGCATTACTGGTAGAAAAACAAGAGAAAGTGGTAAGAGAAGAAGGTGTAATCGATAAAGTAACCAGATGGATAAAACAAACACCAAAAGAAGATGATTATGAAACTCATCGCCACGTTATAGTGATATTAGGTGCAAAGAATAAACAAGATCGTATTGACAAAGTTAAAAATATAATGTACAATGAGATATTAGATAACGAAGTTATGGAGTCTACCGATGGACATAAAACAAGTGATGGACAGAATTAAAAATCTGGAAGAATATGAAGTTTGGGTAAACTTGCCAGATAACTTTGTGTTTCGTGGTAGATCGCCATTTGATATCTACATCACCAACAATAATGTGGCACTAGTCAAAGTCATTGCTTCATCTATGGAAGAAGCATCACAAAAAGCAAATGATTTTTTTTATGGTCATAGTGATGATGATGAACTACATTAAGACGTATGATAATGTTTTGCCAAAAGACATTTGTGGTAAAATAATTGATAAGTTTGAAAAACAATCAAGTCATCATGTCAATACTGTTTTAGATAATCATAGATCGTTTACTGAAATAAATTTAAATCTTTATAAAGAATGGTCAAATGAAGTAAACAATTTGTTGGTACCTATCATGCAAACCTATATTGAAAAGTATAAGCGTGATAATGATATTGATGAAAAAATATGGCCAGTCAAATATGGTTTTGAACAAATACGAATGAAACGATATTTACCAAATGATGTGGATGAATTTCAGTTTCATGTGGATGTTACCGATCATCCATCGGCTAGAAGATTTTTAGTTTATTTTTTCTATCTGAATGATGTTCAAGAAGGTGGTGAAACAGGATTTCAATATAATAGAAGTTTACCTATTGAACAAAAGATAAAACCAGAAGCTGGAAAATTATTAATGTTTCCACCAATGTGGACACATCCACATATCGGTTTTAAACCGATTAGTGAACCAAAATATATCATCGGCAGTTATTTACATTACCTATAATAATAGCTTGCAAGATGACTATATACTAGTATATAATGATATATGTGAATAAGATGCTTATACACCGACATACGATAATACAAGGAGAATACAATGTCAGACTTTTCTAAATTCAAAAAGAACCGCAGTTCCTTAGAGAAACTTACTAAGGCAATTCAAGATACAGTCCAACCGCAAGAAAATTCCAAAGAAGATACACGATTCTGGC